AACACGCCGAAACGCCAAGCCGCGTTCCTGGCGCAAGTCGGTCACGAGTCGGGTCAGCTGCAGTACGTCCGGGAACTGGGCGGCGACCAGTACCTGAGCAAATACGACACCGGCAACCTGGCTGCAAAACTGGGTAACACGCCGGCAGCAGATGGTGATGGCCAGCGCTATCGCGGTCGCGGCCTGATCCAAGTCACTGGCCACGATAACTACCTGCGCTGCAGCTTGGCGCTGTTCGGTGACGAGCGATTGCTGCGCACGCCTGAACTGCTGGAGCTGCCGCAGTGGGCTGCCGAGTCGGCCGCGTGGTTCTGGTTCGTGAATGGGCTGAACGCGCTGGCCGATCAAAACGAATTCAACACGGTCACCCGCAGGATCAACGGCGGCCTCAATGGCCTGCAGGATCGGTTGGAGTTGTGGGGGCGGGCGAGGGCGGTGCTATGCGTCTCGGCGAACTGATCCCGGCGCCGTATCGGCTACTGGCAAAAGGCGTGCTGCTGGTCGTCTTGGTCGGTGGTTCCGCGGCCACTACCTGGCTAGTCCAGGATTGGCGCTACGGCAAACAGCTCGCAGAGCAGGCCCGACTCCACACCGAAACGCTTAACCAGTTGGCGCTGGCCACGGTTGCGCAGCAGCGTGCCGAACAGAACAAACGACTTGCGCTCGAGCAGCGCCTGGCCAACAGCGAACAAACCCATTACCGAGCTTTGAGCGATGTCCAACGTGATCAAGGTCGCCTGCGCGACCGTCTTGCCACTGCTGATCTGCGCCTGTCAGTCCTACTCGACGCCACCACCGGCCCCGGCAGCGGATCGGTGTCAGCCACCACCGCCACCGGCGGCGTGGTTCATGGCCCCACAAGAGCCGAACTTGACCCAGCGCATGCTCAACGAATTATCGGCGTCACCAATGACGGCGACCGGGGGCTGATTGCCCTCGCGGCCTGTCAGGCATACGCCAAAGAAGTCTCAACACTGAAGTGAAAAAAAGAGCGGCCGGTCCGGATGCGTCAACATCCGGATCGACCGCCGTCCCTGCAGATGATCCCTGCAAGCCAGCCAAGGCTCTTGCTCCGTGCACAAAGCGCGGCGAGCCTAGCACCTGTTTATCTATACAGTAAAGGTCTTGCTCTCAATGTCCACACCCATCATCCCTTGGATGGGCGGCAAACGCCGCCTGGCCGACCGCCTCATTCCGCTTTTTCCGCCACACGAATGCTACGTTGAAGTCTTTGCCGGCGGTGCCGCGCTCTACTTCATGAAGCCCCTGCCATCGCCGGTCGAAGTCCTGAACGACATCAACGGCGACCTGGTCACGCTTTACCGCGTCGTGCAAAACCACCTCGAAGAATTTGTGCGCCAATTCAAATGGGCGCTCAGCTCGCGCCAGGTGTTCGAATGGCAGAAAATGACCCGCCCCGAAACCCTTACCGACATCCAGCGCGCCGCCCGATTCTTCTACCTGCAGCACCATGCTTTCGCCGGCAAGGTCTCGGGCCAGACGTTCGGCACGGCGACCACCGCACCGGCGATCAACCTGCTGCGCATCGAGGAAAACCTCTCCGCCGCTTGGCAGCGCCTGTCCGGCACCTACGTCGAAAATCTCCCCTGGCTTGACTGCGCCGAGCGCTACGACCGTGCCCATACCTTCCATTACATGGATCCGCCTTACTGGCAGACCGCCGGCTATGGCGTGGACTTTCCCTTCGAGAATTACGAGCGGATGGCCGACTTCATGCGCCGCTGCAAAGGCAAAGTGATGGTCAGTATCAACGACCACCCAGACATCCGCCGTGTATTCGAAGGCTTCCACTTCGAGACACTCGACATTCGTTACTCCAATACCAACCAGCGGCAAGGCAAGGCCGAGGTGAGCGGCGAGCTGGTGATCATGAACTGGACGCCCGGATCGCTAGGGGGCTTGTTCTGATTAGTCGCGGTAAATGTTTGCTCATTCGCAGCTGATTGAAGTCGCATTCATCATCCTCAGCGGCTTGCCCGCTGTGGCAGACGCGCACACCTACACGTCACCCTTGTGCCAATAACGCAAGCGCGAACCTCTCAAAGCTCCACACTGAAACCGCGCAGGCCGACGTTTTCGGCAAAGCGCCCCACGGCCGTCAAGCTCGCCCAGGTGCGCAGCCGCTCACGCCGCGAGCGCACCGGCACCCAGCGTGCGCCACTGCCGCCCAAGCGAATCGACAGGCCCCAATCGGGGCCGCCATCGATCTTGGCCACCAGGCAGTCGCGCACCGCGTGTTGTTCAATCAGGGCGCGCAACACCTCTTCGTGAATGCCTTCGCCGATCACTGTGCATGCTCCAGGCGCCGAGCCGTCGCAGCGTCGTCGAAGGCCTTATACAAGACCTCGATACTGCCGGCGTTCAGCGCCTTGGCGGTTTCCAGCCCCAAGACAAAACCTTCGGCACGATCACTGGCGCGAAACAGATCATCGGCTGTCTGCGCACGACCGATCTGGGCGAGGAGTTTCAGGACCTGGGCCTGCACCGCTTGCGGCAGGTTCAGCGCTGTGAAGGCGTCGGTCACGCTGCTCATTCCCACCTCCAGCCATTGAGGCTCGCAGGCTGCTCAAGCGCAAGGTCGTATTGTTCTGCCTCGATCAACAGCCAGCCACCGGCCGGCTCATTGCGCCCGTCGGCGATCGGGCCTTGCAGCAACAAGCCCCCCGGCAAGATCACCCGCAGGGCGTTCGCCTCCTTTGGACCGTGCAGGTAACGGTCGAACTCAATGCGAAACCGCCCCGATCCGGCGTTATGCACACGGACGTTCAATTCCAGCGTGGTGAGATCCTTCGGTGGCTGGCCCAAGTACAGTGCCAGCACGGTGACGGTGGCCAAGCCTTCATAGGCGTATGACATGGAGCAGCGTTCCTGTTGGAGGCGGCCGACGATCGACCAGGAGGTTAGGCAATGGTAGACCAGCACCGGGGCCAGTGGTTGCCGCTTGGGCAAAAAAAGGCCCCCACGCCTGGCTCATGCGTGGGGGCCGATTGAACATAAACGGCGTTGTGTCTATCGGTGGTCTAACTATGAATTTCTCAGTCGCAGGATCGCCTCTGTGATCGCTTGCGCATTCCGATCCAACGTTTCCAGTGCAGAAACGGCGTTATCGGCAACGTTGTCGGCACCGGTTCCTGAGATCCAATGGGTAAGCTCTTCGATCGCTGCGCCGAGGGCATGCTGGTTATGTAGCAGTAAGGTCAAGGCGTCTGCGGTGAAGATGTTGGAGTTTGATTGATTGGGCATAGTGTTCATCCTTGAAAAGTAATTCAGGCGGGGCTCAGCCACCTCCAGTTCCGGCGTTCAAATCCGTCTAGTAGGTCCATCGTCGAGAAGCAACTCAACGATTGGAGTATAGAAGATGCACCGGTGCCCGACGCCCTGACGACGGCTAAAACTGGCGATGACCTCTGTACGTTTTTATCGCCTCAGGGAGCGCTTGATTCGCATCCAGTCCTGACACGCAGCAGTTCTCTTGGCATCCGCCAGCGCTTGGGCTTTCAAATAGCGATTCCATAATTCGCCGCCCTCTAAACCGCCGTCTTGAATGATTTTGTACGCAGCTTCTTCAAGCAAGTCGGCCTCTCTAAACAGTGCCGTGTTGCGCGCAAGCTCATCCTCCCAGGACTCCTCTCCGCTAAAAGGCAACACATCCATCATTTTGCATCCTCCTCGTCCCAAGCGAGGGCCACCGATCCCCGCCATTTCACATCAGTCACCCCGAAACGTTCGGCCATGGGCTTGGAAAAACGCTTTACAGGCGGACGACCCGGTTTGGGAATAGGAGTCAGGCCCGCGTCACAGCTTGCCCATTGCCACGCCTCCGCGTTGCTCATCTGCTTGGCTCTGATGATGAATCGTCTCGGCTGTCCGTGGTGCTGGTATTCGATGGCATACAAGTTCTCTTGCGTCATGAGACCTCCTGTTACTCATGATCAAGTGATGCCGCATGCTTTTGAAAAATTCCAGGAGATTGTTCGACAATCGATGAAAGCGTTCGGCTTGAAATGCGACTGATGCTCTTCAGTCACTCATGGCCTTTTCAAACGCAAACTGCGTTACCGAACTAGTGAGCTATTGCTACAAGCGCGTCTGAGCAAACCAAGCTATCGGTATGAACGGTCAACGCTCCTATGGCGCTAATTTTTCGCACCAAAAACGCGCATCTGTCCCAGATCTGTCCCATATGGCCCTTTTTTAGACGCCAAAAACCACAAACCCCCGACTTTCTCTAGGAAAATCAGGGGTTTGCGTTTACTGAATTTGGCGGTGAAGGAGAGATTCGATTTAAACGACCACCAACTTCATAAAACACCGTACTTCAAGGGATGCAGACGGAATAGTAGTACAATCAAGTGGTACAATTTACACCAAATCTCCCTCCAACGGTAGTCACATGCCCGACAATCTTATCCAGAAGAAAGGTGAATCCACTTGGTACGTCCGGATGGCTGTCCCGGTTGATGTCCAGCATAAGCTGGGTGTCAAAGTGTTGATCCAATCGCTGAAAACGGGGCTCCGTAAGGAGGCCATGGATGCCCGCCTACCGATCCTTGCAGGGTGGAAGGCTCGCATTAAGATGGCACGTGACGGTATACCACTACCCGAGGGCTGGCAGGACGAGATCAGATTGCTTGACACCAATCTTGGACAGATTTTCAAGAACCAAAAGCTTGCGCTAGTCGGAGCTGCCGATTCAGCGCTGCCTCCACTAAATCAAACTATCGAAGCACGTATGAAAAGCAGTCCGAAATTCGTGTCAGCCTTTGAGTCTTACGTGCGAGAACATCTAAAAGAGGGACTGGCAGGCAAGGTTCGATTGTTGGATGACATGAGCAAGACATTTCAATCGATGATCCCACAAATACTTGGCCGCCAATTCAACCTACCTGATGCCCAACTCGAAGAAGTAACCAAGCTGCTTTTGGACCCTTCGAATCATAAAATTAGGTCGCCCATCACCACAGCACGAATGAAAGCCTTCCGCGAGTTCAGGGAGGCGCGCAGCACGAACACAAAACACATCGATCAGCAAGTTAGCCGGATGGAGCGGCTATCCAAATTTCTCAACGAAAAAGGACTGCCGCTCAACTTCGACGCGGTGGATGAATGGCTGAAATCAATGAATCGGTCGCCAGCCACGTTAGGTCAGCATCTCATGGCAGGCACTGCGCTCTGGAATTGGGCAATGAAATACGATGCCGTGTGGCGAGAAGAGTACAAGGACAAGATCAACCCCTTCACGGGGCACGATCTCCCACAGGGTGGGGGCTCTGAAACAGCCGGGCAGGATCGAGAAATTTACACACGCGATGACGCTCTGAAGCTGCGACAAGCAGCATTGGCCAACAAAGATCAGCCACTTTCGGACCTCATCATGTTCGGCTGGTACACCGGGGCCAGAATCGAAGAGTTATGTCGCCTCAGCAAAAACAGCGTAATTACCGTTGATGGAATCCGGTGCTTCGATTTCCCAAAGAGCAAGAGCAAGGCAAGCAAGCGTGTGGTGCCAATTCATCCGAATTTGTTGCCCATCGTTGATCGCCTCTGCAAAGACAGCATCGACAACTTCCTAATCCCCACAGAATCAAGCGACAAGTACGACAAACGTTCACACGCAATCTCAAAGGCATTCGGCAGACTGCGTACAGCAGCAGGATTTAGCAAGCTCCACGTATTCCACAGCTTCCGCCATACCGTCATCACCGAGTTGATTCGGGGGGACGTACCAGAGCATCTGGCGAAAGAGTTGGTAGGACATGAAACGGGGTCAGTAATGCACGATGTTTATTCGAAAGGTTCGAGTACGGCACAAAAGCTAGCCGCAATATCCAAACTTGCGGCACTTGACAAATAA